TCGTCTACATATCTAACTCCTGAAAGAGTAGATGATTTTAAAAGAACTATAACTGAGTCAGCTCCTGAAGATTATGAAGTTACTGATTCTAGAGAACCTGAAGATACATCTTACACAACACAAACAGCGCCAACTAAAAATCCTAAAAGACCTAGAGCGTTAAAACTTGCTTACAGTAGACAAAGTGAAACTTTAGTAGTTAGATTTAGAGACGGAACTTGGTGGGGCTACTACGGAGTTCCTGTTGAAACATGGAACGAGTTAAAGGCCAGTGAGTCTACTGGTGTATATTTAAAAGAGTCTGGTTTAGACCAATGGCCAGATATGGGTGCGTTTAACCCAGCAGAAATGTCTCCAGGACCAAGGACTCAATTAAACAATTAATATGAAAACACTCGGACCAATATACGTTGATACTGTTAATTACGGAAACCGTGGATTCCTACCTGTTATTGAACCAGGATGGACCAGTGAGATTGAATCTCCTTTTAGAAAAGGTAAATGTTTAGTATTTAGATTTCCTTTTACAAGGCCTGGATTGGCTATAGGTATTTTTGGTAAAACAAGACTTGAAGAATCGGAAGCCCTTCTATCCGCTATTCAAGGTAGAGTGATACCGTTATCTAACTGGTCTCAGGAGGGTGTAAGTGTTCAAGAAGAATACTAAATGGGATAAACCATTTTCTGAAAAAATTAAAAAACGTGTTTCTAAAATTCCTACTTCTGAATTAGATATGTGGGCTAGTCAATCCTTATACGAATTAGGTAGATGCCTTTCTGCTTATGAAAAAAATAGAGAAAGCGTTTATTTACAAGAAGCTCTTACTGGAGCTGAAGCTTTACACGCTGTCATAGATGAACTTCATAATAGGACTGTTAAGCCAACACGCTAATTGACACCAAAATGCTACTTTTACTGACTCTATGTAATAATAGATATGCCTCTCTTCCTTTCTCTCCCGTGTGGTGGTGGCACTCTTATGGCCTGGGTTAATTCCTAGGCCATTAGTTTTACGCCTCGTTAGCTCAGTGGTAGAGCATCCGCCTTGTAAGCGGAAGGTCGTCAGTTCAATCCTGACTCGAGGCTCTCTGATGTCCTGTAGCTCAATTGTCAGAGCACTCGACTGTTAATCGAGTGGTTATTGGTTCGAGTCCAATCAGGACAGCGTATTCGTTAAACTTGAACTATCGTGCTAAAGAATTGGAAAAAATGAACGAGCCAGAGTTAGACCTTATTGAAGAAGATGAAGAGCTTTTAGATGAAGAGCTTGAAGATGATGATGACCTTCCCGCTGAAGAGGAAGATGAGCTTGATGAATTATCTAAAGAATTTGTTATTAAATTAATTGACAGAACTATGCAGTTTATGGAAGCCCTTGTTGGGCACGACCTTCACCCATACCAAAAACCTTTAGCACGTCGAATTATTGAATCTGTACTTATTAATGATGGTGAAGAAGTAACTGCTTTAGCGGCTCGTCAATCTGGTAAGTCTGAAACTATTGCTAATACTGTTGTTACTCTTATGGTTTTATTACCAAAACTTGCAAAAATGTATCCAGAATTACTAGGTAGATTTAAAGAAGGTATTTGGGTAGGAATGTTTGCTCCTGTTGAGGGTCAGGTTGAAACTCTTTTTGGTCGCGCTGTTAATAGGCTTACTAGTGAAAGAGCGCAAGAAATACTAAGTGATTCTGAGATTGATGACACATTAGGTAAAGTTCCTGGAGTTACTCGTCAAATTAAATTAAAAAACTCAGGTTCTACTTTAATGATGATGACAGCTAACCCAAGAGCAAAAATTGAATCTAAGTCTTTTCATCTTATTGTTATTGACGAGTGTCAAGAAGCAGACGACTTTGTAGTCTCTAAATCTATATCTCCTATGTTGGCTTACTACTCAGGAACTATGGTTAAAACAGGTACCCCAACCACAAGTAAAAATAATTTTTATAAGTCTATTCAATTAAATAAAAGAAGACAGACTGGTAGAGGTAGTAAACAAAACCACTTTGAGTGGGACTGGCGAGAAGTAGCCAAAGTTAACCCAAACTATGGAAAGTTTATTAAAAGAGAAACTTTACGTATTGGGGAAGAGTCTGATGAATTTCAAATGTCTTACTCTTGTAAATGGTTACTTGAAAGAGGTATGTTTGTAACTTCTACAATTATGGATGAACTTGGGGACACTTCTCAAGAAATTGTCAAAGCTTGGCATCGTAGCCCTGTAGTAGTTGGTATTGACCCAGCAAGAAAACTAGACTCAACTGTAGTAACTGTTGTTTGGGTTGACTGGGATAGACCAGATGAATTTGGTTACTTTGACCATAGAATTCTTAATTGGCTTGAAATTCAAGGCGATGATTGGGAAGACCAGTATTTTCAAATAGTTAACTTCCTTTCTGCATACGATGTGATAGCTGTTGGAGTTGACGCAAACGGAGTTGGAGATGCAGTAGCCCAACGTCTTAAACTATTGCTTCCAGGAGCTGAAGTTCACTCTCTAGGCAGTAGCCAACCTGAACAATCAAAACGTTGGAAACATCTAAAGGCTTTAATTGACAGAAGAATGGTTGGTTGGCCAGCCCATGCTAAAACTAGAAGGTTAAGAACTTGGAAACGCTTCTACCAACAAATGACTGACTGAGAAACTAAATTTACTGGGCCCAACTTTTTAGCTAAAGCCCCTGCCGAAGCCCATGCTCATGATGACTTTGCAGATAGTCTAGCCATTGCTTGTAGTCTTACTTTAGATTTAACAATGCCTTCAGTAGAGGTCAGTTCATCGCCTTTTTACAGGTAAACTAGATTTTAGCCTGACATAAAGGTAAAAAAGCAGAACACTTTTACTAAGGTACCTTAAATAGAAACATGGAGTTTTAAATATGGCAATTGCACCAGCGCCTAAGTTTCCAGAAAGCCCAGGCAATATCTATGACCGTAAAATGGCTTCAGCTACACCCGGTCAACGCGGCCCTCTTCGCTTTGAAGAAGGATTAGCAACAGACACAGACATTCCACAGGAATTCTCAAACGGAGCCTCTCAGGGTTACACACCTGCAGCAGGACGTCCAAATCGTAATGCACCAGTTCACACTAAGACAGCCGAAGAAACAATGCGCGAACGTGCACATGTTGGTTCAGCAGCTTGGGTAGAGGCACCAAATACTCTACAAGAATTTTCTACTGGCTCATTCGCTGATTACGCAGAAAACAAAATTGAAGAAGTTTTCCGCGATGGTTCACACCAACAACGTTTGAATCCTGCAGTAGTACAAGACTAGTAATTTAACCTAACCTGTCTAACTAACTTGTTTAACACAAGTTGGTCAGGCAGGTTTTGGAACTTGAGGACATATGGCATTAATTTCAGGTAAAGAAGTTCAAAAGGGTCCAAAGCAGTTACCTGCCAACCCTAAAATGTGGAACATGCTTACTATGCAAGCACGTACTAAATTTAATGTTTATCCGTCTCCAGCGGCAGCTCATTGGGTTCATTCTCGCTACCTTCAATTAGGTGGAAAGTTTGTTGATTCTAAAAAAGATATAGACCCAAGATTCAGAGATTACGAAAAAGAAAAGCAAGACAAAGTTAAAGAAGACCAAAATAAAAAAGTAACTAAGCCTGTTGGCAAAGGCCAACTTAAAGGCCAACGTCACAGATAACCGTGGCGCAAAATATTAGTACAGTCAATAGTGCTAAGATATAACAAATAGTTTGGAGAGGATTAATAGGTGACAAGCGGCCTAGATTTTTCCCCTCCTAGTTATAGGGCAGCCTCTTCTGATTTAACAATATCCATATCCCCTCTTGGATTAGTAGAATTAGCAGATGAAGAGTTTGAGGTTCACGGTCCTCGTTTAAACCGTTATTCATTAAACTGGGCAATGTACCTAGGTCATCATTATTCTTATCGTCGTCAAACTGGTGAAACTCAAATGGTACTCAACTATTACAGAGAGTTCACAGATTTTATTATTAACTTTACTTTTAGTAAAGGCGTTCAATTTAGAAGTTCTAAAGAAACAGAAGCAATTGTTCCAGATTTATTAGAACGTGTATGGGAAGTAGACAACAACAAAGCAACAGTACTTTGGGAAATTGGTCAACAAGGTGGGGTATCTGGTGATTGCTTTATTAAAGTTGCTTATGAAGAAGCATGGGTAGACCCAGCTGGTCGTAATCATCCAGGACGTGTTCGCGTCCTTCCTTTAAACTCATCATTTTGTTTTCCTGAATTTCATCCGCATGACCGTGAAAGATTAATTAGATTTAAATTAAAATATCGTTTCTGGGGCACATCCCTAGAAGGTACACGTCAAGTATTTACTTACACTGAAATTTTAACTGACGACATTATTGAAGAATACATTAACGATGAAATGATTGATTCACGTCCAAACCCACTTGGCGTAATTCCAGTTATACATATTCCTAATATTAGAATTTCTGGCTCACCTTGGGGCCTGTCTGATTGCAATGACATTATTCCTATTAATAGAACTTATAACGAAGTAGCAACTGATATTGCTGACATTGTGAACTATCACGCAGCGCCAGTAACGGTAATTATTGGTGCTAAAGCATCTCAACTAGAAAAGGGCGCTAACAAAGTATGGGGCGGTCTACCAAAAGATGCAAAGGTAGAAAACTTAGAAGGTGGAGCGCAAGGTCTTAAGGGCGCAATGGATTTCCTTGCAATGATGAAAAAAGCAATGCATGAAATGGTTGGTGTACCAGAGACTGCTCTTGGACAAGCACAACCTATTTCAAACACTTCAGGTGTTGCCTTGTCTATTCAGTTCCAACCTTTGATGAATCGTTACCACCAAAAGATTGTTCAATACGCTCATGGTCTAGAGCGTATTAATGAACTTATATTATTGAACTTAGCGGTAAAAGAACCAGAAACCTTT